TCAGCACCTAGTGTATCATCCATCTCTATAACATGACCTGACTCTGACTGTATAACTTTGTTGTATGGGTAGACTGGTTTAGCAGGAGATTTTATTTCCTTTTTACTAGGAAGAAGGTCTTTAGGTATATCTCTTCCTGCATGAAGACCTGTTTCATCCGTAGTATCAGCGAGTGCAGATAAATCTGACTTATCCGTGTATAGAGGATAGTAGGGTAACTGTTTTTCGGTAAGTGTAGGTTCTTCAATTGAAGACCCCTTCCCTATGTAACTAATACCTCTAGATTCATAAATTTTAGGTGCTTCTTTCAGTGAAGAAGTTAGACCATGTCCCCTTTGTGGAAAATGATCGGGGTTCGGGCCATCGGGGGTGTCATTGTAATCTGCTACTGTAAGTTGTCTAGGATCATTAAATCCTCGATCTACTTGACGAGTCAACATTTCATCCGTTGCAGTCTCCCTATAACCAGCTTGAGGTATTCCTGCAGCTGAACCCATAATAACTGGTTGTTGACATAGATCACCATCTCTGAAAAATAACAACACCGTAGACCCTTCCACAAGTCCGTGTTGTGTTCCAAATCCTGACAACCCTGCAGAGGTAGTAGGAAGAATCACTTGGGCCCATGGAAGGTCGGGTGTTGCAATTTCATCTTTCTTATCAGTATGAATACCATGCACACGAACACGAACCCTACCTATCTTAAGTGGGTCTTGTCTATCTTCAACTATTCCGTAATATGTTTTCATGTTATACTTCTTCCCCACGACTTGCATCAGCTAGTGGAGTTGCCTTTGATATATCTTTCGCATAACTTTCTTTAACACACTCCAAATCTAAAGTACCCGATCTTTGAATTGGGTTTGCATTAACACATAAATTAATAATTAGATATCTATGGTCATTAATTTTATCCTTCGGGGAACTAGAGTCATCATATAGTTCAGGTTCAGGTATATTTAAATCTATGACAGTGCCTACTGATAAATCTGTTCTTAATGGTATGGTTACTGTAATTCTATGTTGTTGAAATATTTCAAGTAATGCTCGTCTCTCTAGAAGTCCATTGGTCTTAAAGGTAGTTCCACTAAAAGGTGAATTGGTTGAGATGTCTTTACTATCATCAAAATCGTGGTTAGTAGTGTAATCATAAACAACTACAGCTGTGTTTGATTTGTTTGGGGGAAGATCAACACCTATTTCATTAACTGTAGGACTCACATTTTTATCTTGCATATTGTTAGTAGATAACATTCTTTCTTGGTTATTCTGCAACATCTTACTTGTTCTTGTCATAGGATATCCTGAGACATGCAATTTACTTCGTGCAAAGGTTTCTTCCATATCGTAGTTGATATCTTCTTCGAGTTTTCTAATTGGATCGTACACCTTTGCACTTGAAGCATATGCACCACCCATTGTTCCCTTAAGTGAATCAAACATTTGAGGGCGAGTAATTCCTTGAATCTGAGAGTTTAATCCGCCAGGTGCATTGATATGAATATTTTCTGTACTTTCTGATGACAATGGTAAGTATGAAAAAGATATTGGGAACTCTTCCCCAAACATCGTGTCAACTGATCTAAATCTAAATCCACCATTTAGTGTTTGGTAGAAAAACATCCCATTCCTGTATGATGCTGTTGGCCCGATGTTTGCATTCATACAGACATAATCAATAAACTTAGAGATGTTCCAGTTAGGTACAATAAACTGTTGGTTAGGTGGAACACTAGCTTCCCAATTATCAATCTCTTCTTTTTTAACATGACAATGATTTAACATCACTTCACCTAACATATCACTGTAAGAACCTGTGAGGACTTTACTAAGTCGTGTTCGTCTTGCAGAAAACAAGGAAGGATCACAAATTTTGAGTTGGTATGTTTGTACTGCATCTTTAATTCGTTCTACAGATGTAGCCTTGAAGATTCTAAATGTCTTATTAATGGAGTCCTTATTAATAGCAAACTCATTAGCTCCGTCATCTCCAGCACCTTCTTTTTGACGAATTGATATACGGATGAATTCCTGACCAGTAAACCTAAAGTTCTTTAATAGGTTCAAACCGTCAATTATCGAAACATCTCCTGTAACAAACTTTTTATGAATACTTTCATACAGACGAAAGTTTGCAACACTTCCACTAATGTCTAAGGTATCACCCTCTTGATTGACTATGTGGATTGCTTCAGTTTGAAATTCACCTGCTTTATAATTACTCATTTGCCATCAGTCGTTCAAATTCTGCTACAACAGTTTTGATTTTATTGGGTCTAATAATTTTAATATTCCTTTTCCTTTCATTGTCTTCTGACTCTTCGATGAAGTTAGATACTGCAGTCCACCCAGTACCACCGTTATTCCTTCGGTTACCGTCTGCATCTTTATAATGATGAGCTGAGTCTCTATGTTCAGTAACAGATTGTATTACAAATGATTTACCACTTCTACTACCTGTAACCGTCTCTCCAGCTGCAAAGGTATCTGCACCTTCTATACTGATTCTACTATATGTTGGTTCTACTTGTGTTACACTTCCAGTATTTCCTAGGTTAGATGTACATTCCTCACCAATTAAAAACTTACTTGAGGACGAAACTATATCAGTGGTGTTTAAGGCAGTTAGACTTTGGCCAGGAAATTTTGCAGTTATATATGTTTGAAAGGTTTGAAAATCCATATGCCAATCATAATAGTTTGTAAACTCATTGACTAGAAAAATAGTCCAATGTAAATCACCATTACCATAAAGTTTAGCTGCAACTACATCGGGTCGTTCTCCATCTAATATTTCATATTTTTCATAATCAATTAGACTATCTTGCGCAGACTTTTCAACCTGTACTTTACGGAAGAAATCCTTAATAGTAACAATCTTACCAGTGTTAAGAGTGTACTGTAATTGTGGGAAGTTTTTAAATAATTCGTTTGCCATGGTTATCCACCTGTTCCTGTTTGCGTGGGGGGTTTTATACCGGCCGACCTTGTAATATCCGTTTCTGTCTGAGTTTCGTTGATTAGACTAGTTCTGTCCGAACCGATATTTTTGTTCCCTAATGGAGAAATCTGTTGATATGATTCTTGAGAAAGAACTTTAATTTCTGAGAAACTTAATTTCATTGATGTAGATACTGGTTGACCATTTGCAAATGTGGAAACTTTATTACCATTAAAATGGTCAACTGAACATCCAGTACAAACCATAGGTAAGAACCCATCTATTTTTCCTGCTAACTCTCCTTCAAATTCTACATCAAATATGTTAGGGTAGTTATAGTAGTTTTCAATCTCACCATCAGTTGTAGCACCAAAAGTATCAGGTAACATTGCAGTTCTAAATGTCCATATAATTTTATTGACCATAATTGCTTCCATTTCGTTCTTTGGCCAGAACTCATAATCAAAATCAAAACTTCTAAAATCGACTCCATCTAACATTTGTTCTTTCATAGGGTTGACTGCTCTACCAGCTCTGATATTACTCACATTATCTGTTAGGGCATTACCCATGGTAACCAGCTGATCTTCCACCACCCCCAGCACAACATCCTTTCCTTTATCAAACTTCTGTCCTATAGTAGTGGCTGACTGCATTCCATCAATGGCACGCATTATATTTTTGCCCCTTTTACTAACACCCTGTGACTGGAATGATACTGTTGAATCACTGGTAATTCCATCGGGAACATATAACATAATCTCAGTAGATGAGTCAGCTAAAAGATTATTTACACCAACTCTTTTTTTTCTAGGTCTAGTAGTAAAAACAATATAGTTAGGTAATAAATCATTAACTGGATATATCAACTCTTCTTGCACTGATTTAGGACTGGCTTTTGCTAAGTCCCTTCTTTTGTTTGCAGAATCCATGGATGCCGCCAAGGAAGCTCTACGATCTTTTAGAATCTGTTGTGCATATTCTGCTTGTTCTCCAAGTTTGTCAACTTGACTTGTGTAGTTGAGACTTTCAAGTTTAGCACCGATGCCTTTCAACGAATTGATTGCAGACTTTGCCTTGTTGATCTTACCTAGAATTTTACTGATTGTTCCCATGGATTATAAATACCTGAAAGAAGTTATTAGAGTTTTTATTATTTATGTCTTATAAAGGTAGGTTTACACCAAAGAATTATAAAAAATACAAAGGAGACCCCACAAAGGTCTTCTATCGATCTCTGTGGGAGAGAAGATTCATGTTATATTGTGATAAGAACCCCAGTATTGTTGAATGGAACAGTGAAGAAGTCGTAATACCGTACATATCTCCCATAGATAACCGAACACATCGTTACTTTCCTGACTTCTATATCAAGAAAGTAGACACTATGGGTAAATCAGTCCATGAAATCATTGAAGTAAAACCTAAAAGACAATGTAAACCCCCCAAAACACCCCAAAGAAAAACCAAGAGATACCTAAATGAGGTAGCAACTTATGCTGTTAACCAAGCAAAGTTCAAGGCTGCAGAAGAATATTGTAAAAATCGTAAATTTGTTTTCAGGATATTGACGGAAGATCACCTCACCTGAGTATAAATAGTAGTATGGCAGATTTATTCGAAAACCTAACAAAACTAAAACCCGCTGAAATCAGGGTGCATTCTCAAGAATCTTTAGAATGGTTTAGAACACAAATTAGAAATATCTATAAACCCATGATAAGGGATAGCCTATATCAAGAGGGTACTAAGACCTCTCAACTCATAGAAGGTAACATGTACATGATGTTCTATGATGCAAAAACAAAAAAGAAATTACCATACTGGGATAGATTTCCACTAGTAATTCCATTTGACATTAGTCCTATAGATAGTTTCTATGGGTTGAACTTACACTACATTGCTCCAAGACATAGAGCTTTGTTGTTAGAAGAATTATATAAGATAAAGAATAAGGATGAGGGTGTGTTTGCAGAATATCATTACATACAGAAGGTAAGTAGATTAAGTTTTGCAAAACCCTGTATTAAGAAATATCTCTACAGTCATATCATAAGAAAACCAATGAAAATATCTTTAGATTATTGGGATGTAGCTGCAATGTTACCAACCTCAAATTTTAAAGGAACTAATGCAAACACGGTGTATGCCGAATCTAGGAAACAATTTTAATGTCAATTTTTACAAGAAAAGGCACCAGTATAGACGAACTAAAATATAATTTTGATTCGGGTGCAAGGCCGAACCGTTTCGATGCAAACTTCTTTCTACCAAACAGTTTTTCCAATGATGTGTTGACCGAATCAAAATTAATGGGTGTAAGATTAGAATCATGTCAATTGCCAGGCAGAGAACTTGAAGTTAAATCATTTTCTGAGTATGGTCAAGTAAGACAAATGCCAACTGGTACAATAGATGGTTCAGGTGGTTCAATGGATTTTACCTTTATATGTGACCAACACTTTGCAGATAGATTAATCATTGAAGCATGGCAACAAATAGTATTCAGTTCTGCACCATCCACTATGAAAAAAGATGTAGAGGGAAATGTTATAGGTACTACAAATGATGAAACTGGTAGTGTACTTAATCCAAGTATGTCATGGTACGATGATTACATTGGCAAAGTTGAGATCATTCAACATAGACTGGATGGGAAGAAGGCCTTAAAGGTTAATCTATATGAAGCATACCCTATTAAGTTTGAACCTCAAGAGTTGAATCGGGGAACTAGTGACGAAATAATGAAATTTACATGTACGATTGCGTTTAGGAATTGGGAGTCAGAATATGTGGCTGCACCTGAACGGTCTGCACTAAATAAAGGACGAGTAATATTAGATTCACTATTAGAGGGTGGAAAAATATTAGACCGATTTGGTAAAGGTGGAAAATTTAACAAGACTTTATCAAATCTAGATACGAGAACCACACAGATTAATAATTTATTCGGTGGTGGTGGTTAATTACAATATGGAGTAAATTATGGGATTACCAATCCAAAAGGCACCTAAGTTTAAGTGTCAATTAAGCGGGGGAAGGGAAGTTGAGTTTCGACCTTTTCTAGTGAAAGAACAAAAGTACTTGCTACTTGCAAAAGAAAGTCAAGACAACATGGAAACTCTTGGTGCAGTTAAAAGTTTAGTTACAGCTGTTACAGATGGAAAGGTTGATTCGGATAAACTACCTATCTTTGACTTGGAATATTTGTTTTTACAAATTAGAGCAAAGTCGATAGGAGAAACAACTAAGGTAGCATTGTACTGTAATAAAACAGGATGTGTAGGTTCAGGAGAAGTTGAAGTTGATTTATCAGAAGTTAAAGTTAAATTCTCTGACCAAGTTGTTGACCCAACAATTGCACTATCCGATACACTAGGTGTCACTCTTCGTTATCCATCAACCAAACAATTAGCAATGGTTGACTCGAAAGAGACAAGTGATAGAATTGTTGAGTTGTTAAAATACGGAATTGAAAGTATATATGATGAAGAAACTGTATATACAGCTGATGAAATTCAGGATGCAGAACTTGTTGAATTCATTGAGAGTTTAACAATAGATCAGATGGAGAAGTTGAATGACTTCTTCGAACAAATTCCTACCATTGAAGAGGTGGTGGAATTTGACTGTAATGTTTGTGGTACTAAAAATACCTCAACACTTAGAGGTCTATCAGATTTTTTTTAATATCTCTTTCTCATGAAAGTTTAGTAAACTATTATAAAACTAACTTTCAATTGATGCAACATCATAAGTACAGTTTAACAGAACTAGAAAGTATGATACCATGGGAAAGAGAGATATACATTTCTCTGTTGCTGAATTGGCTAGAGGAAGAAAAGGATAGACAAACACAAGCTCGTAACCAGTAGGTACGATCAAATGATAGTAATGGATTAATTATGTGTCGGTGAAGTGATTTTTTAATTTTTAATATAGAGGAATAAAAATGAGCGACGATGACGATAAGAAATCGGGTGGCAATGAAGTTGAAATAGATTTAGATAAGTACATGGCACTTATCGAAAAACTCGATGACCAAGAAGATCGAATCAAGGAGATGAAGGAAGATGCTGTTAAAGCACGAAATCAACTTGAACCACCTAAGAGAACATTTGGAATGTTGTTCTTAGATGATAACGATGTTAATGAAAAAGCAATCATAGGATTCACTTCATTTGCATTGATGGTCGTGTTTGGAATAACAGATTTAGTTACAGCATTAGCATTTGATATGGACTTGAAAGTATCTGAAACTATCTACACATCATTTGTTGTAGTTACACTAGGTGCATTCGGTATATCAGAAGCTGGAAAAGCATTCGGAAAATAAAGAGAAAAATAAATGGCCAAGGACTCAGTAGCAGATCAAAATAAAGAGATATTAAAGAACACTAAGGAATTAACCAAGGTTAGTGCCAAGCTTCCTTCTGCATTTAAAGGTGTTATTAATAACTTAAAAGATATCAATGTTGATGTGGCTAAAGCTGCAGCTGACATCGCTAACAACTCTTCTGATACATTCGCGTCTGCACTAGCTGCTCGTAAATCTCTAAAAGTTCAAGAGAAATTTAAAAACGACTCTGAGTTCATAAAAGTTAATCAAGCTGTTAAGGACTCCCTCAAAATACGAGAGACCTTGGAACAAGAAAGAACAGACAGACTTGAAACTGCACTTAAATCGACTAATAAACTTGGTGAGCTCGATAAAAAAATTGCTGATAAAATTGAAGTGAGTGCGAAGCTTCAGGGGGCAGCTCTTAATAATCAGATGAAATCTATTGAAGAGTTACAAGATAAAAGAAAAAAAACAGAAGAACAAATTCTATCTAGTGTAGATAAAAGAATTGAGATTGAAGAAAAGGAATCAGAAAAATATCAGTTAGCTGCCAAAGAAATAAACGATGAGAAACTCAAACAGATGGAAGAGGCCAACAACAGTGATGGGTTTGATAAATTCACTGCTGGTATAAAAACCATGACTGGTGGTCTCGTTGATATCGCTGCGCCCCTAGATGCAATTACAAAACAATGGTCAGCAGCTAAGGATGTGGTTGGTTTTCTTGCTACCCCAATTAAAAAGTTGGGTGGTTTCATGAATAAAAGTTTAGAAATGGATGAGGAACGATTGGAAGGTCAGCAGGATGGCATAGATCAACAAGAGGATAATACTGGAACACTAGAGAAGATATCGAAAAGACTTGGCTTCTTATTGTTGGGTATCACTACTTCATTGCTCTTGATATCTGCTGGTATTTTATTACCCATTATAGCAATTGGGGCCGCAATTGGTCTGATTTTGGCTGCGTTTGAGGCAGGCGCATTTACTGGTGCAGCTACCGCAGTAAAGAAGGCTATTGAGGGTGCTGGTAAAGTTATTCAGTCAGGCGCTGACATGGTTGCTAAAGGTTGGAAAGGGTTACAAAATAGATTTTCTAAACTCTTCCCACCAAAACCGAAGATGGACAAAGTGCCTAAAGGTGTCAAATTAAAAGCAGATGGCACACCCGACAAACGATTTAAAGGACAAGGACAAGGTTTAAAAGCCGGTGATGATGTTGTTAAAGAAGTTGCTAAATCAGGTGGAATGTGGAGTGGTCTTAAAAAAGGTTTAGGTGCTATAGTTAAAAAGTTACCGATCATCGGTGCAGTTGTAGAAGGTGCCGTTGACGTAGATGAACAAATGTCTAAGTTTGAAGCACTTAAGAAACAAAGAGAAGCAGGAACACTCAAAATTAAAGGTGCCGATGGTGAGATGAGAGACATGTCTGATGATGAATTTGAAAAACTCGAAACTGCTCATGAAGCTAATTTAGTGGGTTCAACTGGTAAAGCTACTGGTGCGTTCGCAGGGGCCCTCGCAGGTGGAGCCGCTGGTGCTAAAGCTGGTGCATTTATTGGTTCTTTCTTCGGGCCCGGCATAGGAACTGCAATAGGTGGTTTCCTTGGTGGAGTTGGTGGTGCAATTGTAGGTGGTCTTCTAGGTGGTAAAGCAGGTGATGACATGGCTACTGACTTAGGGGAAGCCGTTGTAGGGGGTGAGAACTCTCAAGCAGTTATTGACCAAGCGCTAATGGACAATTCCATTGAAGTTGAAACTAACTTAAGCAAAGGTTGGAAAGCAGTGAAAGAAACTGTTAGTGGTGGAGATGATTTAGCAAACGCTACCGAAGATGCAAGAGAAAGAAAAGAATTGAATATGAACAACATTAATACCTCATCAATTGCTGATAATTCTTCAATTGTGACTGGGGGTCAAACAGTTATTGGCCACCAAGTTACCACTGACCAAGACCATACATTGCAATACGCAAATTAAGTTAGCTAAAGTCAGGCCCTTTAAGGATATCTGCTTTAGTTACCTTTCGGTTATACTTAGTTTTATCAGGATGGGTTGAAGGTTTATGAAATTTATCCATATTCTTTTTAACTGGATTTGTCTTTCCATAGATTAACTCCCAATTATCACCGTAGGAATTACCTGATTCGGGTCTTCTCTTAGACCCCTTGCCATTGATGGGATTCATGATCTATCACCAAGGATGTCGAGAACGACCACTCTCTTTAGATTTCTTAATTGCTTCAAGTTTCTTACGTCTCTTTTGTTGCTGAAGTTTCTTATGTTTAACCTGATTAGGTTTCTCGTAATATTCCCTGTCACGGACTTCTTGAATAATCCCTGCATTGTCACATGCCTTTTTAAAACGCCGTAATAATCCATCAAACGATTCTGACTGTCTCGTCTTAGGATTGTATTTCGGTGTTACTTGTGGCATTTAAAGTCCTATTCTATCTATATTAAAAAAGTGTGTAGTCGCCCCACGCCTTACAGCATACCCGCTCCACACCGATTGACCCGCTTTAATGCTGTCAACCTTACCCTTACTGAGTACCCCCTTAATCCACGGTCTCAGTGAATGCATAGACTTATCACAAATATTCATAATTAAAACCTATGCACCCCAATCGAAGTTAGTCTTGAGCTAACTTCTTAAAGTAATCCATTGCATCTACTTCATCGGAACTAGTTCCAGCCGAAGGGGATACACTTTCAATTACTGGTTCAACTGCTACTGTCTCAGTATTCACATTAGCCCACGGAACTTCGTCCATGTCTTCTGCAACTGATTCAGCAGTAGATGTTGACCCAACAGTTCCAAGTACTCGTTGAAGCTTCTCTTTGAGTTCTTCATAAGACTTGAATTCACTTGGGGCAATTACACCTGACAATGAATGCACTTGACTAAACACTGAGTTTAGTTTTGCCTCATCATCAAACAAAGGTGCTGTTGCATCAAACTCAGATTTGTCGTAGTTCCAATAACCATCAACTTTTCTAATTTTGATTTTGAAGTTTGCACCTTCATCTCTTAAGTCAAAAGGATTGATTGCTTTCTCATCTTCAAATGCTGGTGAGATTGCTTCTTTTAACTGTTCGAAGATTTTCTTTCCGAACCTATACATGAACACTTTACCTTCGTTATCAGGATTCTTAGGATCAGAAACAACATAGACATTAGAAACATAATGCAGTCTGCGTTTTTGTTTCCTTGCAATCTCTTTGTTTGCTTCAATTCCAGTGTTCCATAACGAAGTGTTATATTCACTTACAGGGTCTTTTTTATTAAGAGTCGTTAAAGACTTCTCAATATACCATCCACCTGGCCCTTGAAAGCCATGATCGAAATAAGATACCCAAGGCATCTCTTCTCCATCGGGGGTTGGTAAAAAACGAACTACTGCATATCCATTACCAGTTTTATCCAGTTCAGGTTTCCACACTCTTTCGTCATTAAAGGATTTTTGTTTTCCACCATCAGATGGGGAAGCAGTTTCCATTGCTGCTCTTAGTTTATCTAAACTACTTGACATTGTATTCTCCTATTGTATTACAATTTTATTAACAATTTTATCATATTAAAGATTTCAAGCCTTGACCTAAAATCCATTCTTCACTTATTTCATAATAAGATAGTTCATTATACTTGATTTCGTCCTCTTTGTCTAGAGGGTTTTGCCAGTATATTGAACCTTTTCCATAGTACCATTCTAGTAGTGCTATGAACTGAGACCTCTGTACACTAAGTACAGAATCCTCTGTTGTGTATTTAGTCGGATAGTTAATACTACCTTCATAAATATTTGCTGGTTCACCTAAGTGTTCCAAACCATCAAACCCGATTAGGTTGATTCTTTCATATCCCTGTAACATTGCAAATCCTAATGCAGACATTCCAGTCAATAAATTTCTTAACATTGTATCGTTATATGTAACAATGAGATGGGGATTTACAAGACCCAAAAAATCTGTTTCGGTTGCATTTCCCTGAATAATAAAATGAGTATCATCATCTTTGACACTAACATTGACACTATGTGTATATTCAAAGCCGGGCTTCATCAACTCCATCATCATAATATCCAATGGTTCTATATCTGCGAATGCAACTAGGTTACCTCTATAGTAACCCGACTCGACTATCTCTTTCTGCATTGGCATGTCAACTGCAAACACTATATCACAATCTTTAGTGTCACGGAAGATTGCATTACACCCCCACACTTCATGGGTTATATTACTAAGATCACAACCCAATCGACTTGGGCCGTTTCCTACAATTGTTACTTCGTACATAATTCTATAAGTTTAGTCTTGTATTTGGATTGGTCATATGTAAGGAATGACTTGTACTTGTTTATCTTTATTCGTAAATCAGGATACACTATCTGTTCAGATATAAGTGTGTCCCAATCTTTAGTGAAACCTATTATCTCATCCATGATACAAATAGTTTCTAGACTTATCTGTTTACTCATGTATGCTTTGAGTAGACGAGGATGTTGACCATTGACAACCTTAAGTTGTGTCTCAATTTTAAACTTCCCCAACAGATCGGACACTTCGGTTTCAAACATGTAACCAAGTTTCTGATTACGGTTCTTCCATTCCTTGTACCGTTTGTCACATTCTTTATCCAACAAGTCACCTGCCCAATAATCTTTAAAGGATAGGTTTGCTATATAAAAATCTTGTAGGTCTTGTTTATAAGTTTTGAACAACTTACCGAAATGGTATTTGTCCTTTCTTTTTAAAAATGAGTTGATGTCTGATTTAACCTTTCCGTTATACTTAACGAAATCGTAACTCTCAGAATGGAAGTGCAATTTTATACCAAGGTATAATGTGTATGCATCGTAACCATCACGACTCGTCATCTACTTCGCTAACACCAATCCACTTGTTGCAGTTAAGTGGGCCTCTGCTACTTTCTCATTTGTAGGAACTACAAATACTACTTGTTGGAATACTGCTGATGTAGGATTTTCCATTCCTGTTGCAGCTAGTCCTTTTGCAAATCCCATACTACCATCAGTTGGATTTGATAAAATCATTTTAGGGTCTTTCAACTCTACTGTTGCGTCTTCAAGTGAGACTAGTTTTCCAACGTACTCTCCACTAATTGTAACCACTGTTACGATATCACCTTTTTTCATTATTAACTCCTATTCGAAAAAACCAACTATACTACCACGACCTGACTTACCACGATTAACCATATTGAGACCTTGTGCTTCTGCTTCAAGTTTCTCCTTCAGGGGTTGTGATATAAATCTCTTTGCAGATTCAGGTTCCATATTATTCTTATCACACACTGTAATGATTGCGTCCATTACGTCTGTGTTTGATCTGAGAAGAATCTGTTCGACCTGCTCTGTGAATTCTTTTTTACTTATCATCTTTATACTCCATATAAAATTCTATATCTGTTTCTCAACTCAGTGAGTTTGTCCACATACTCTCTTGGGTCGGCTGTAAACACCTGACACCCACCACCATCGACTCCAACGATAGCTATAATTTCTGCTACCTCTTCACCTGTAAGTTCTTCTACCATAATTGCATATGCAGTCATCTGATGAAACCACGGTTCTGCCATGTACTCTTCCTTGTACTTGGATGAGGTTTTAAAATCTATTACACATAACTGGTTATCAAAGATACCAACACAATCTACTTGTCCTGCCATCTGTAAATAATTAGAGTGTAATGGTGCTTCCAATGCAATTGGAATAATCTCATCCAACATAGGTTGGACAGCTTCGAACATAGATGATTCCATAATGTTATCAAATGTAACATCTTCTTCTGCACGAAGATACTGTTCAAACAACGAGTGCATTCTTGTCCCTCGTTTTGTAGCTGCATTTGAGATACGGTTGGCTTCTTCTTCACCGACTCGTTCTCTCCACAACTTGATATGATCTCCTGAAAGTAATCCAGTGACAGTTGTGACACTTGGATATTTCTGACCTTCAGGTGTAAGATAAAATCTCTTACCGTTCTCTGATATTCGATTCATTGGTAGTGATTCTAAATCACCTAATGCTATTAAATTTTCCATAGTTATATTTTACTACTTTTTACCCTGTATGTCCATATGTTTTTCGACAATACCTCGTGTCTTTATGGACTTGGCTGTTTGTTTGTTTACTTGTTTATCTAAATTTGAGCCGGGATATGCTTCACCAACTTTTGATAGAACTGCTTTAAACCCATCATCTACCTTTACACGATCACCATGACCACCTACAATATTAGGTGCTTTAAAATGTCGTTGTGCAATATTGGGGTTGTCTTTCAGGTATTCATCTTTTCCTGAAAAGGATAAGAGAAGTTCAAAACATTCATTAGTCTCTAGATTCTCAAATTCATAAATTGGCATGGGTTGTTTCCTTTTGTTACATCAAGTATAACATACTTAGAAGCTATCGTCAACTACCTTTTCGGAAGTATCGTAATTAAATCCTCTTTGTAGTTCATAATGGCCTGGCCCACTACCGATATAATCAAATCCTTGCCTCACTACATGTGGTGCAACATAATTAAGATACTTATCTACCCAACAGTTATTCTGTTCACAATAATACTCAATCTCTTCATAGGTTCCATGTGCATACTGTTTGAAGTTACCTTCGGCATCTAATATCAGTGCAAATTCTTGTTTGTCTATGCCACCCCTTGGTGGTTTAAGTGAGTCTAATAAATCTAATTGTTTCATTTGTAAAATATGTGGTTGTTAATAATTACGGTTTCATTTAAAGAGGATGCCCAATAAGGCATAACACTATCGGCATGATAGTGAGTTGCACCTTCCGTGATATCTCCATAA